AAAGTTGTGAATAATTCTAAATTCTAAATTTGCCTAAATTGTGCACTTTCTTATATATAATACATATGGTTATGCACAATTTAGGCAAATTTATTTTTCCGAATTCTTTGTTTTTTCTATTTCTGAAAAGTTGTGAATCAAAAAAACCAAAATTGTTAACAACTATTTTTGATAGTAAATAAGGGTTTAAAGAAACAACCACTTCAATAAAAAAAGAAGGAAATGGATAATTCAGTCTTTTCTCCAATAAAGAGACTGACAAAAAGGGAGCGGTATGCCGAAGACATTAAGAATAAGAGGAAATGCCCTCGTTGCTACAGAGACACTACACCTGAAAACTACATTAATCTAAACCCTAATCATAAGGGTAAAACAACGAAGTATTGTGATAAATGTCGTGCACCAAGTGCAAAAAACGTTAAAGAGAAGAGAGCGAGTGGAGAATACAAGCAACAATACTATTACAAATCGGCACAAAAAAGATTGGAGATTGTGCTTGAGATTATGTCTTTAATCGATGAGGACATAGTCAAAAAAGCCGTAGAGGCTTACAAAGATAGTGTCCGAGACGGTTTTTTGGAAGGTTTTGAACTTCCACATAAGAAACCTTCGTCTCCGCCACCTGAAAAAGAAAGGTGCGACGATTGTACTATTATCTAACTTTACATTCAAACTTCTTGGCTTTGCCGTGAAACGTGTAATACTTCCTAAAAATATCTTGGTCCTGATTCATAGTCTTCTGTTTACCTTCTTTTATCCTCTCCAACTTATTCAAAAACGCATAAATTCTTGCCATTGACCACTGCTCTCTGCTTAACTTAGCACTCCTCGGTGCAATTACATTCTTTTTAAAAGTTCCTTTCATTCTTACACTTTGTATATTCGTTTTCCAAGCCCCTGAACCACGATTATAAATTTCCTGTAAGTCGTTTTTCTTTACACCACTCATCTTGCTTATTTCTGCCAGAGAATAACTCTCTTTCGTGTCTAATCCTTTTCTTCGTAAGAATTGAGTTCTGTGTGTCATTTTATTTAATACTACCCAATATTTTTTTTTTTCTCTATAAAAAAAATAATTTAACTTTGGAGATTGCTACAAGCCCAAGCAGGAAATCCGTAGGCAGGGTGGTTCTCTACATAAACTAAATCAACCCAAACCCAATTATTGGGACTGACTGGACCTAATGTAATATCAAGTGAAGCTCCATTCGTGACTATAGGGTATTTTTGTTCTGCAGGGTTTTGAGAAGGGTCATCACCTCTGATAAGAACAGACCCAATCGTAGCACTATTATAGGTCACTCCAATACGAAGTTTGTAACCGTTGTAAGGCGCGGCGTTAATGGTCTTAATCTCTGTTACATTTCCAGGTGAGCCAGACAAGACTAAAAAGTCTGTAGCTTTTGTACTTGTAACTGGTAATGGGTCATAGACTATAGGGTCTAAATCAAAAACCGACCCTGCTGGAGGCGCATTCTGTGGATAAGGCTGATTATTGATGGTCGTTAAATCGATATTGATAGTCTCCATTTGATTTGATTTCACTTCGTCTGCTCCCAAATCTAGTTTTAGCTCGTACCCAGTATCAACCGAGGTAAACTTGTTCAAACTCATTTCAGTTTTAGTTTTTTATATTATTACGAAATATAAAAAAAAATTAAAAAAAAGTTTTTAGAGGTGATTAAAAATGTTGTAAGAGTTTAATAATGTTTGTTTGTGTTTTTGTGATTTTTTGTGGTTTGATAAATAACTATAAGATACAGAACAACCACAGGAACACCTTACTCTTTTAGAATTGTATTTTCTTAAGATTTCTTTCCGTCTATCTTTATTTTCTTTACACCATTTCCTACTTCTTTCTCTCAGAATTTCACGGTTTTTCTCTCTATATTTCCTATCCGTTTCTTTTCTATTCTCTCTAATTTCTTCCTTGTTCTCTTCATATCGCTTTTTACTTAATTCTCTAAACTTTTCTTCATATTCTTTCGCATATTCTTTACTTGTCCTTCCAGCAACACAACGGTTTACGCAATTCTCTTTCCTAATATAGAAACCTTCTCTCGCACGTAATTCTTCTTTTGAATTACAGGGGAAATTTTCAATTAGTTCTATCTTAGCATCACCTAATTCTAAAATTTCAAAAGATGTTAGGTAATTCATTTTACCTTCCAAATAATTTTTGTAGCAGTTCCTATGTTTAGCCATTCTCATACATAACAGTCGTTGAGTAGTTGAGCCTACATATACCTTTTCTGTATGAGGAGACCATATCATATAAATCTTGGCACTCTGAAACTTGTCAGTCATTATACTTTTTTATTCTTAATTGTTCTCAATTCTTTAAATAGAATTTTTGTTTTTTAGGGGTCGGGTAAATACAGCACCACGTCCCATGAAACGTTCAAATCGTCAGCCGAGGAAAACAACCCTCCATCAGCCTTAGTGAAAATAATTGATAGACGACCGCTTCCCTGCACATAGGAACTTTCCTTCTTCAAAACAGAATACAGCAGAGGTGAGGGATTAAGGCGACCGCCGCTGCCGTTAGCATACTGTTTTATCACTCCTGAAGCAGGCACATAGGAAGGGACATCAAATTCTAGGGCAAAAGAGTTAAAGGTATTGGCGTTTGACATCGTGACCTGCACATTATCGCAAAGCCTCAAATAATTGCCACTCCGAAAAGCTCCTAAGTTTTGTGTAGGTATTCCCACCACAGCCCCATTAGTAGTCGTATAATTAGCAGGTATCCTCTGAAACTCAGCCACAGGACCTCCAGCCACCTCAAGTGAATTACATTTGATTTCATCTGCACCCACATCCAACTGTAAGTCATAACCAGTTGCCGTACTAGTAAACTTGTTTAAACTCATAGTTTTGTTGTTTTTTATATATTACATTTATAAAAAAAATAAAAAATAAAAAAATTAGCGTTTCACGCGGACAAAGTCTAAAAATCTTTTGTCAATTTCGAAACTACTGTCTTAATACTATTGGCGACATTATTAGAACTGAACTGAGCCGTAATTTCAAGGGTATTTAGCACCGTTGTGTCAAAGGTTGTATTATTTTGGAACACACCTCTCTCTCCTACGAATGCTCCTCCACCACCGCTCTGGTTATAAGTGAAATCAAAGTTAGTAACTATATCAGCAACACCAGCACCACCGACATTTCTTATTTGAAAATCTATCTCTGTTTCAAATGAACTAGCACTACTATTATTTAACGGCACAACCAGAGTTCCAAGTATAGTTGTTGAGGCTGGACCTGCTTTCAACCTTATTGTTAAGGTATCGCCATTATTACTGCCGAAATCACCAGCAAGAACACAATGAAAACTATCACCGATTTGAAAGCCATCAGGAGGAACAGAGAGAGTTCCGACAAAAGTTAAAGGCAGAATAGTTTGTTCTACAGTTGAGGCGGAGAGAGTTAAACTGTCTGATGTCCCACTAAACAGACCACCAACTGGAGTGAAACCGTTAATACTATTAACCCATAGTGCTTGTAATTTTTCACCAATAAAAGGATGACCTATTTGATTATTAGGAAATGGAAATATCATATTCACACCATCTTGTAAATTTAATGCTTTGAAAAATATATTCTCGGTAGGTGCTATAAAAATGTTATCAGTTGGACCATCTCTGCTATTCCTTAAAGAATAACCATTATTAGTATTTTCTATTATTGCATTATCGTCTACATTAATATTTGCTACATTATTAATATCATTACTATCCATATCCAAAGGCACAAAGGATTTAACCTCTGTATCACAAACAAAAAGCCTATTTGGAGTAGCGGATGTTCCTACTCTAAAACGGATACACGACGAAGGATTATTACATCTAAGTATAACATCTTGATTAGTAGCCGTAGCCGATAAAATATTACCAATCATATATAGTGAATTAACACTTGAGCCATTTATTCTAAATACATTGCTTATCTCTGAACTACCATCATTAACCATATCAATAGTTGATACATTCGTAACATCATTCCCGCCCATATCAACATTATTTAAAAAATCTGTTTTTGTAGGTTCTATATTTACTACATTATTACCACCGTCAGCAACCAAGGATATTTTTTTACCAGCACTCGCATAGGCAACTACACCACTATTAATATTTGGATTTATCGCAACTTCATCATTATTCGCATTATTACCTAATAATAAAGTATTACTGCTATTTACTTCATTAACATCATCGATATTATTATTATTCATATTCAAATTTTCATTTAATTGTATCTCATTATTTTTTACTTCCACTTTCGCTAAACCGCCCACCTTCAAATCAATCTTTTTAGCAGGGTCTAATTGTGAAATATTGAGAGCAGGAGAAACCGCCGCCAAAGGCTCTATAATAGCAAAGCCCCCCAATTTCAAGTCTGAGGTTAGAGGATTAGTTACACCGCCTATTGGTCCGCCGTTTATAGTATTCGCATCAATATTGTCTGTGGTGATGTTGTTTGCTTTTAATTCGTCACAGCCGATATCCAAATCTAATTCAAAACCGGTTGAGATGTTGGTAAATTTGTTCAAAGACATATTGAGTTTTTTATAATATTATGAGATATAAAAATTATAAAAAAAAATTAGCGTTTCACGCGCCGAAGGCTAGTTAGCATTGCCATCTGAGACAAAACTATTCTGCTCTTGTAGTAAGATAGCGAGAACTTTAGCACTACCATCAGTTGCCCCTGGACTGCTGGTTAATGCTTGGGCACATACACCATAACCAGGGTTATAAGCTGTTCCTGTATTTGGGTCACGAACCTGCGCTTGGACTGCTCCTTTGACTAATCTTTGACCTTGGTTATTACGTTCTAAATAATCGCCAGCAACACATTGATTATAAACAGTCATCTTAACTATACCTCCAATCGCCACTTTAATAGATGTTTGACCAGGAACAATAGGTTCAGTAGTAACTCCAGTCACAATCGTTCTCTCTCCATCTCCATTATCACCAATGGGTCTAACTCGCCCTGTGCTGTCAATAGTAACAATTAAATTAGCCACAGTCGGATTAGGGAATTCACTATAATCGCAAGGCAGGTTAACAACGATGGGTGCTTCCTGAACTCCAGAGCCTAATTCCAGTTGTGATTGCGGACCACCTCCTCCACCGCCTCCACCTCCACTACTTAATTGAGGTATTCCAGAGTTATTAACCAAAGTCATCTTGTTCGCTCCTCTACCCATTTTCAACTCTCCAGACGCATCAATTTCAAGTACATCCTGCTGGTTATGGTCTACAATCTTGAATGTTCCGGTTCGTCTATCGCTCACAATATTGTTTATATTTGACATTTTATTATTATACTACAATAAAAAAAAAAATTATAGATATTTTTACAATCTCCTCAAAGCCTGTTAAAGCCAGTCTCAGAATTAGAGAATTTATTCAGAGACATTTTGAGTTTTTTATATATATTATGAGATATAAAAAATAATTATTAAAAAAAATTATAGATGATTGAAGATATTATGGGCTGTCAATAACCACTTTTTATGAGATTTAGATAAATTTTTATGATGCCATAAATTCCCCCTTGTTGTTTCTTTACCGCAATTACACAATACAATTTCTCTCTTTCTCGCTTTTACTCTTGGTTGTTCTCTATATTTTTTATCACTAATACTCTGTTTTTCAGGATATTTTTCACGATATTTCTTTTGAGCCTCTTTAGCGTAATTGGGGTTCTTTTCACGAAATTGTCTTGCTTTATCCCTTACTCTGTTTGGGTCTTTTTCTTTCAGTTTATAATATAATTGTCTTTCATATTCTCTAACTTTATCTTTATTATCTTCTCGCCACTCTTTATTTGTTCTACATTCAATCCGTTTATTTACACAATTCATACTTCTCTGATGGAAACCTTCTCTCGCACGTAATTCATCCCTTGAATTACAAGGGTAATTCTCTATTAGTTCTATCTTAGCATCTCCTAATTCTAATATGTCAAAAGATGTCATGTAATTTCCCTTACCTTCTTTAAAGTTCTTGTAATTGGACTTATGTGTAGTCATTCTCATACATAGAAGCCTTTGGGTAGTTGAGCCTACATAGACTTTATCTATATGAGGAGACCATATCATATAAATTTTTCCTCTCTGAAAATTGCATGACATTATTGCTTTTTATTATATATTGTTGTCAATTATTTAAATTAGAAATTTTGTTTTTACAATCTCCTCAAAGCCTGTTATAATTCGTGTTGATACGGAGTATGGCTATACCCTGTCTTGTTTCTTTAGGTTCATTCGTGTAGATAAACTTACTCGCTCGACCGCTCTTAAAGGGTAATACTTGGTTATTGACCGCTTGGCTAGAAGGGATGCGTGGACGACCCTGTTGGTAAGCAATCGCACGGGCATAAACTTGGTCTTGTGGATGCTCCAGCACGACTTTACCGTCAATATCTCTTTTGATATCAGCAAGATCCTTAGCCAACATCTTTTCAGCAGGACTCGCTTTAGGTGCTGGTACATCAGCATAAGTCTTCCAACCAGCCTTTCTCATTAGACTATCGCTCGACCTCACGGGATTATTTTTAGAGAGACGAACCAAAGTCTCAGCCTTCGTTTCTCTCCTTCCAATCAAAGTTCCGTAGGTTGAATACACGTCTGCATCGGCAAAGGGTCGGACATTAACTCTCTCTCGTAATTGGATCATTTTTTATAGTTTGTTTTTTATTATAATAACTTGACATAAAAAAAAAAATTAAAATAATTGTAGTATAATAAAGAAAGAACGAATGTTATCGTTTACTAAAACAGACGGATCAAAAAAAGTGGCTCGTGTAAAGGGCGGAGAAAACGACGGCAAATTTGTCTATCTTGATGTGCCTGGAGAGGGAAAAGAGAGCGTAAGCACTTACTTGAGTAAGGACTTTTATAAGAAATTACCCAAGACTATGAAGAAACAAGACCTCGTTGAATTGAAATCAGCAATAGATACTCAGCACGAGCCTGAAAAGGAAGAGTTAAAGGCGTTTTGGAAGGAGGCTATGGACGATATTCGTGAGAATACAAAGAGGGGCATAAGATTGAGAACGGGGAAAATGATTCCCCTTCCACAAAAAAAAGTGGTAGAAAAGTTGTATGTTTCAGGTCCATCAGGAGCGGGTAAATCAACCTATTGCGGTAATTGGTTGAAAGAATACAGAAAAATGTATCCCGACGATGAGGTATATGTATTTTCAAGCGTGGGTTTTGATAAAGCCCTTGATAAATTTGAACCTGAACGAGTTCCTTTAGATCTTAATATAACACAAATGAAGCCACAAGATTTCGCTGAAAGTGTGGTTATTTATGATGACGTAGATACAATCACAGATACAAGGGTAAGAAAGGCTGTGTGTAGCTTAAGGGATGAAATGTTAGAGATAGGAAGACACTACGAGTGTCGCATGCTCTGTACTTCGCACATAATAGCTAACTATAATAGCACACGGAGGCTACTAAATGAGTCCACATCGGTTACTTTCTTTCCTAAGGCTGGAAGCAGTTTTCACGTTAAAAGGTTTTTACAATTTTATGCTGGATTAAGTAAGAAACAAATATCAAGGATACTGGCTCTACCAAGCAGATGGGTTACCCTATACAAGACCTATCCTATGTTCGTATTATATGAGAAGGGAGCGTATGTCTTATGTGATGATGAAGGATAAAAAACTAAAATTCTAATCTAAAGTTCTAATATCTAATGATAGTGGGAACACGGCTCCGACCGATATCCGTTTTCGAGTGTTAAGAAGAATATATTTTTTTTTTTATACAGTCAGAAAACAATTTAATTTTTTTTATATTAGTATTAATTATAAAAAAAATGTCCGAAGAAAAAGTAATAGAAGCAAGTATTAAGAAACACCGAGTAGGAACGGGCATTGATTCTATTATCGTTGATGCAGAAAAATACCCTTTGACCGCAAATGATATGCTCCGTATTGCAGACGGAAAGACGAATATCATAGTTTACGAGGACTTAGAAGGCGTGAATAATATTGATGAAGTCCTTTCTCCGTACGATGCTTGTATTATCTTGTATCAAACGGCGGAGGATTTTGGGCATTGGGTGACGTTGTTAAAAACCAATGAAAATACCTTAGAGTTCTATGATTCATATGGTTTATCAATTGACGAGGAGCTAAACACAGATAACGAGTTCCATAAACGAATACACGAAGGTAAGATAGTGCCTCATCTCACTCACTTAATTCAGCAGAGCGGTTACAAGGTGAAATCTAATAGAGAAAGGCTACAAGAAAACTTAGAAGACGTGAATTCGTGCGGAAGGTACGCTTCCTTGAGAGTGAGGCTTCGTAACTTCAGTATGGAGAAATTTAACGGCTTGTGGAAGAATAACAAACACTATTCTCCAGATTTTTGGGTGAGTGCTACAACTCTTTTATGTTGAGCGAAGATTAATTTAAATTTTTTTTTTGTAGAGTAATATATAAAAACAATACAACAAAAAAAAAAAGATGAGTGTTCCTTTATCTAAACCACCCTTGATGCCCAATGACAACATCTATTATAATGTGGAGTTCGTGAATAAGGATGCTACCAGACCTGCTGTTCCTATTCAATTTAACGAGAAGTCTTCCTACCCCATCGTCGAAGAACCAGACCAATACAAACTTGCTGTCACTCG